CCTGAAATTGAAGAGTTTATTAACATGCGAAGAGCATCAGGTGGTGATATAAATAGAAAGAATTTAAACTTACACAATGCAGTTAACATTACTAATGAATTTTTGGAGTGTGTTAAAGACAATGCAGAGTGGAGGTTGATTGATCCTAAAACTAACGAGCCTACTAAAGTAGTTAATGCTCGAGAATTATGGATGAAATTACTTGAAGCAAGAGCAGAAACAGGTGAGCCTTATCTTATTAATATAGACACTTGTAATGAGGCTTTACCTGAAGAGCAGAAAGCTTTAGGTTTAGAAATTAAACAGAGCAACTTATGTTCTGAGATTACCTTGCCTACCAACGAAGAGAGAACTGCTGTTTGTTGTTTGTCAAGTGTGAACTTAGAATATTTTGATAAATGGAAGAAAGATAAACAATTTATAGATGATCTAATTACAATGCTTGACAATGTATTAGAACATTTTATTGAAGACATAGTAGATACATCTAGACTAGGTGGGTATACTGCAAATTTTAAGAGGTTTAAAACTTATGTTAAAGAAGGTAAAGAAGGTATGGTTAAAGCTGCATACTCAGCTTATAGAGAAAGGTCGATTGGTTTGGGAGCAATGGGATTCCATGCGTATCTCCAAAGTAAAGGATTATCTTTTAATGGGTTACAACAAACTGGTATTAATAATACAATCTTTTCTTACATCAAAACCGAATCTGTTAGAGCAACTCAAAGACTCGCTGAGATACGTGGTGAAGCTCCTGATATACATTCTAGTGGGCATCGCAACGCTCATCTTTTGGCTGTTGCTCCTAATGCCAGTAGTTCTATTATATGTGGTGGCACTTCCCCTTCTGTTGAACCGTATCGTGCTAACATATATACACACAAAACTCTCTCCGGTAATTACAAAGTTAAAAATAAATTTTTAGAAAAGGTACTTAAAAAGAAAGGATTAAATGTAGAAGAACGAGATAAAATTTGGAAAGATATTTCAAATGAAAGAGGTTCTATTCAAAATATTAAAATATTTAATAAAGAAGAAAAAGAAATATTTAAAACTGCTGATGAAATAAATCAATTACAAATTGTAGAACATGCAAAGATTAGACAACCTTACATTTGTCAAAGTCAAAGTGTTAATTTATTTTTCGTTCCTCCAAAAGCAACAGAAGATCAAGAAGTACACAATGAATATCTACAATATGTAAACGATGTGCATTGGTATGCTATGCATAATTTAAAATCTTTATATTATTTAAGGTCAGACGCAGCTAAGTCTGCTGAGAATGTTAATGTAAAGATACCTAGAATTAATTTAGAAGATGTTGAATGTTTAAGTTGCGAGGGTTGATATGGAATTAAATACAGAAGAATTAAATTTACAAGTACATAATCTACCTGCTGTTGTATTGTTAGAATGTACTGTACCTCCAAAGTTAGTGGATAATCTTAATACTTACTTAGATGAATATAGAGAGACAGCCGAAAAGAAATCTCTTGCTCATACTTTAGTAGGTCAGATTCATCAAGGAGAACAACTACTCATGGATCATAAGCATGAACTATTAAGAGATTACTATACGTTTCTTACCTCTATGGGAGTAGCTTACTTACAAGCTTTTGGAAATATAACAGGACACTACCATAAAAATAGAATGGTAGATATAGATGAATTGTGGTCGGTTCATAGTTATGAAGGAGATTATAATCCTATACATGATCATGGTACGAAAACTATTATGGGTATATCTACAACTACATGGACTAAAGTACCTGAACAAATAGGTAAGAAAGGAAATGCTCAACAGAATCCCAAAGAATTTTCTTTATATAATGATTCAGGAGCATGTGATGGTTTCTTAGCATTTACTTATGGACGTAATGAGATTATGAATACTGAAAAATTAAGACCACCACAATCTATATCACTACAGCCTATGGTAGGAAGACAATTAATGTTCCCTTCGTGGATGCAACATATGGTGTATCCTTTCTTTGGTGAAGGAGAACGAAGAACAGTAGCTGCTAACTTAAACTGTTGGCAGACAGAATCAAAAGGAGAAAAGAATGAGTAGAGAAACTCGATTAGAAAATAGATTTGAAGCGTTAAGAAAAAAGTATGAAGCTGATATTGCTGTAGCTAGAGCTGAATTAGAAAACTATGCAGAAGCTAGTGTTGGTGTTGCAGAACATCCACATATTATTGAATCAATGGACATATTGGTTAATAAATTATCAACAGCAAAAGAAAATTTAGAGTGCGTCCTCAATGAACTTTGAAAGTTTTTGCACTCGTATGTGGTTAGACTATGCTGATGAAACTTCATCTTTTGGTTCAATCACTTTAGATAAAGAAGAATATGTTAGAACTTATAACGATTGGCTACGTAAAAAGTATGCCGAACAATTGGAGAAACAATGAGCTTATTAAGCACACGAAATTATTATAAACCTTTTGATCATCCTTGGATGTATGATTACTGGGATTTACAAACACAAATGCATTGGTCTCATAATGATATACCATTGTCAACTGATGTAAAAGATTGGAATACTATTTCAGATAGTGAAAGAAATTTATTAACACAAATATTTAGATTGTTTACTCAGTCCGATGTAGATGTAGGTTCAGCTTACGTTAATACATACATGAGAATATTTAAGAAGCCTGAAGCAGGTTTAATGATGGGTGCGTTTCATCATATTGAGGGAATACACCAAGCTGCGTATAGTGCATTATTAGATACTGTTGGTATGCCTGAAATAGAATACAAAGCCTTTGCTGAGTATGAAGAGATGGCTAATAAACATGAGTATATTCAAAAGTTTAGACCAACTCTTAAAGATAAGAAAGGAATAGCCAAAGCTCTTGCAGTCTTCTCAGCTTTTACAGAAGGCTTACAATTATTTAGTAGCTTTGCAGTCTTGTTAAACTTCCCTCGCTTTGGTAAGATGAAGAACATGGGACAAGTAATAGCTTACTCAATACGTGACGAGAGCTTACATGTTGAGGCAATGACAAGACTATTTAGAGAGTTCATACAAGAGAACCTTGAGATATGGACAGATGATTTTAAGAAAGAACTATATCAGATATGCAGAGATATGGTAGAACTAGAAGATAAGTTCCTTGATCTTGTATTTGAAATGGGAGATTTAGAAGGTCTAACAAAAGATGATATGTATGCTTACAATAGATACATAGCTGACAGAAGATTACTACAATTAGGATTAAAAACAAACTACGACCAAAGAGAGAACCCTCTAACATGGATAGATGAAGTGATTGGTATTGAACATCAAAACTTCTTTGAGGGTAAGGCAACTTCGTATATGAAGTCAGGGTTAAGAGGAGAACATGGAAGTATAACTTTTACGGATATAAAAAATGAGAAAGAACGAAGCAACCTTGATTAGTTATAAATTAGTTATAGATCAAAAAGGAAAAGTCTATAGTGAAAGAAGTGTGAGTGATATAGATCAACTTGAAGATAGATTAAAACCTATATTATTTAATACATTAAAGCAGGTACTTAAACGTACTTCTACAGAATTAGATACAATTCATAACAAAGTTGAGGCTGATCTAAACGCAAGAATACAATAGGGCAGACCCGAAAGCCTGCCCAATCTTTTAAGATATTTTAATCTTACGAGGTTTCTTCTCGTCAGGAATAATTCTTTCCATGACAATTGAAAGCAGACCATTCTTAAAAGTAGCTTTCTTAACTTCAATATCTTCAGCTAAGTTAAAGCTCCTCTTAAAAGAACGCATGGCTAATCCTTTATGGATTACTTCTGCATCTTTATCCTCTACCTTTTCATACGAAATAGTCAAGACATTCTCTGCCACTTCAACGTCAATATCTTTATCAGTTAAACCGGCAAGTGCCATCTCTATTGTGTAGTTGTCACCATCTCTTACAAGATTGTAAGGTGGATAACTTGGTGGGGAATGTTGTAGTCCTTGATGTTTGAATAACTCGTTGAAGAGTCTATCAAATCCTACAAATGAGGTTGTGAAATTTGGATGTTTTAAATCCAAAAGAAATTTGCTATTCATAATTTTTACTCCTTATTTAAGCAAGTTAATATTATACCCTTAGAACGCACACAAAGCCATTCTAAGAGCTGTTTAGGTTATGCCCCTTATCGAGGCATTCTTTCTATATTTAAGCTCTTAAAAGACACTTAAATATAAAACTTATATATGGTCAAATTTTTAAAATTCAACCTATTTTAATAATGGGTTTTCGTTGTCTTCTATAAGTTTATCAATCTCATCTTGCATAAACTTTATTTCAGCTTCTAAAGCAACGATGTCTTGACCCATTCCATTAGATGTTTCAGCAATAGTTTTTAATGAGGGATTAATACCTTCATCAATACTTTTGTTTATGTACTCAACAGATGTTTCGATTGCTACAAATCTTTCTTCAATAATTTGTTGTGCATCTTCCGTATCTTCTACACCACCTATCTTAGCTTCTAAATTTTCTAGCCTATTAACATAGGTAGCACCTGTGTAACCAAAGCCTGCTAGAGTACCAATGATACCTACTAAAGCTATTATTTGTGTAGTTTTATTTTCAAACCAGTCCATTTTATTTCTCCTTTATAAATATAATATACCTATAATATACCCACATATAAAAAATGTCAATGCCCAATATGGTTCAGATTTACAAAATGTTATTAATATATTAAAAAACTCCATCTCTTAAATTCGGTTGTAATCTTTTCATTTCAGTTAGAGTATTTAAACTATCTCCTGCTAACTGATAGAAAGCGTTAATGTTATCATCTAAAGTTATATCAGCATAAATAGATTTAGGCTCATACCAATTAGTTTGGTTTGGTATATCTCTGCCATAATAATCTGTAAAGCCTGCGTTGTATCCTAAGTAAGCTACAAATACCGATTGGTCA